CATCACTGCCTTTACGATTTGCGGGTTATCAATCTTGCGATTCAAAACCTCTAAAAGTTCATACATATGCGATTCGTTTTCTAAATCAATTATCCCCGATGGTATCTTCTTTGACCATTCATTTACAATATCTTCTATAATGTCTATCATTTGAATATTCCTATAATAGTATATGACTATAAATATGGAGTTATACTACCAAAATCACTACCAATAGAGCATTTAGTGGTCATTCCATCTGTTTCAAATACTCGTTTTAGTTGTGGTATAAGTTCCATTTCATCGGGAGACACGTCGAATACGAATGCATCATAGAGATACATACACAATACCGTTCTTTGGTCTTGTAATAGAGGCAGAACCGTTTTTAATTTACGGATGTTATATTCGGTCTCTAATGATTGTAAGAAGTAATTGAATACCTTATTCGGGTTTGGATCTTCTATATCACGAAATCTCTTGTGATAGAAATATGATTCCGTATATCCTTTCTCAACATACTCTTGATACAATTCGTCAATCATTGCCTGAACTCTTTGGAAGAATGGATGTTGTAAGAATTGGTCTGTAATTGTTCCATAGATGTTTTGGAATACCCTTGACTTTATTTCGTCATATGGAATATCTAGTCCCAACTCTTCTTTTATTTCTTCGTATGGGTGTTTGGTAAACTTATAATCAAGAATCTTTGCCAGTAGTTTGATGTGAAAAGCATCATAGTCAAACTGAACTATCTTTCCTCCTTCGAATTGAGAATGGATCTTATTACGTGTGCCATCGTTTTTGTTCAAAGCAGAGAAGTTGAAGTTGTTCCACGAGTTACTTGGTCGAGAAGTTGCGGTATACCACATATAATTTTGTTTCTTCATCTCATTACCAAACGGTATTCCATTTGATTCTATAAATTTGAATGTGTTTGTAAAGTCTTGACAGTAATCTATACACTTTTTCGAAACCTTTTCTGGTTTATAATATGGAAGTGTATAGAGAATAATGTTTTCTGCAAACTCAATTAACTTTGATAGTGGAATTATCTTGGTCAACTTCTTTGAAGTGTAATACCGAGAATAAAAATTCTCCATTACATTTGTGTAGAATTCTTGTATATTCACATGGTCGTGGATATAATAATGAAGATACGAATTCAGGTCTATACCAGTATCAAATGAATGATATAATAGTGCCTTCTTATTTAGAACAAGTGAGTTTGGATGTAGTTTTATAGAATCCAATTCGTATTCGGATGGCAGAAAATCGGGATGTGTAAAGTTTATTAGTTTTGTAGTTCCATCAACAAAATACAAATACAATCCAATCAGTTCTGATTCTGATTGATGAAGATTGTTATTTGAAAGAAATGGAATACAAATACATGGGTTATCTTGATACATACTTCCTAAACATCATATATTGAAAACTGTCTGTAATTCGTAAGAGTTTTCAACAATATAGGAAATTTTTTGGAATATTTCTCAACAATTCTTTTATTTGTATTGTATACGCCGGGAATTTTTACCAATCGATTTTCCAAAATATCGTATTCTGGACCAGTTAGTTTCCACGGGACTTCTGCCAATTCATATAGATATTGATTTATACCAAATGTTGAATGACGGTATGATTCAACCTGCTGTTTATCAATTTCATATGGAATTTTAATTGCCTTTTCATTACGTTTAAAAACAAAATATCGTATCATTGATCCATCTAATTTTTCCTTTTCACTTGGTTGAATTAAGTAATTCATAGGTGAACTGAATTTATCAAGTCTAACAGGACCTATGAGTTCTTTCTTTTCGCCTCCAATATTTTTGTAATTAACCAAGTCAACGTATTTGAAATACGATGGTGGTCTATTACTTCGATATGGAACTAGTTTTTTAGATTTTGTGGGATGCCATTCAGATTCGGTAAAAACTTCACTTGTTGATGTGTAATAATGGTATGGGCCTATGTAATTTTCCCAAGTGTCCAACACCATCAGTATAAGGCCGGATGTATACAAATTGGTTTGTATCTCATCATCAGCATAATATATTTTTTGTCTTGTTGCCATTATGCACCTGCATTTAATCTTGCTTTTGTTTCTAATGTAGTTTCCCAAATACCATTTTGAATACTATGGTTTACTTTTGTTACAACAAATACCAATCCTTCGTCTTTGTAAGTTGCAGGAACAAGATTTGTTGTAATTACATCACCAAATTTAAATCCATTTATTCCATCAATAGTTAGAGATAAATCCACGGGATAAATTGCCTTATTCAACCAGTGTGCCTTTTTGGCTGAAGTTGATGCTCTTTTATATGTAGAATACAAACCTTTTAAATCAGTTGAATATTTGTCACTCAATCCTAATGACAAAAGTGAATTCTTTTGTTTTTCCAAATTCTCTTTTGCCTTTTTCAATTCTTCTTCTGCCTTTGGATCATCATCTTTTCCTGTTTTTACCTTAACATCAAGTTGTTGTGAACCTTTACCTGAACGAGAGTCCACGTATGCAGCAGATGCAAGAGGTCCTGGTGGATGAGAACTTATATTTATGGATTTCAATATAGGTTTTGCTATAGTTGCGGTAAATGGGTATGGTATGACCTTATCTGTAACCTTTTGTGATAAATTAGAATCTTCTATGCTAAGTATTGATTGTTGTCCCAACTTACCACCCGTCAATGATTCTGGTTCTACTACTCTTGCGGTTAGCTGATATACTTCAGAAGATGCATAATTTATCTTTTTTATTAGCGCATCCCAAAATCCAGTTATATTTTTGTAAGAAATATTCGTTTGATTTTCTTCCAAAAACTCTCTATATGTTTCTATAACACACGTCGTGGATAGTAATATCTTTCCTATATCCAGCATCTCACGTTCTCCAATTTTAAAATCGGTTGTCACTTCTGTTGTAGAAAATGGTTTAAATTCACCATACCTACCCATGTCTGGGTCTGGAAAGAAAACTTTATCAGGTATACATGATACAATTTCTGAATTATATTCTGTTTCATGTCCCAAACAATCTATACGTGCAATACTTCCGATTGGACCTTTATTTATTCGGTCATTCATGTATGCTGCTATTTGCCATAGTGGAACAAAATAAAATGGTTCGGATATAGGTTCTGGTGGATCTGGTATTTTAAATGATGTATTTGATGTTGCAGGATTTGGCGTTGTATTTGTAGAAGTAGTAGATGGAGGGGTGCTGGATATAAGTTCATTTATTCGTTTTTTTAATTTATCTTCGAATTGTTTCCGCTTTTCTAGGACGGCCGAATCACCGGTTAGTGCCGCGGCAATACCTTGATAAAAACCAGGATCTCTACCGGCGTCATCGAAGGCCTTGTTATACAGTCCATCTGCGTTATATATTTCGTCGTTAAGTTCTTTTATCTTAGCATCTATGTTCGTTATGCGTTCCGTGAACGGTCTCTTTTGCTCCGGAGCGGGCAATAAATCTCTTTCTTTTTCTAGTTCTTGCTTTTGTTTCTCTAAACCAGCCTTTTCTTTTAGTTTTTTTGCTATTTGTGGTGCGTAAGTATTGATTGCCGCGTTACCTTTTTCCGCTTCTTCAAGTGCCTTTTTATCTTCTTCTTGTTTTTTCTTTTGTTCGTCACTTAGCTTTTCAGTATCAGCATCTCTCAAACTACGTGGAAGTGGTATTATATGATATGAAAAATAACCTTTACCCGGATTCTTTTTTCCACTTTTTGTATCGGAAGACGGTATGAAATTCTTTTGTTTTAAAGAAACCGATGTATTTTTATCTCCACCTAATTCTTGTGTATCTGCTTCTAAAACACCGGCCAAATCACCATCTGGTATTGGATTTCCTTTTGGATCAACTGTATCGGAATCAGCATCCGGATTATTCGATTCACCTGATAAACCAAGTGCAATTGTTCCCTTTGATACAACACTACATTTTGCATTTATAGATAAATCAGGATTAACAGACCAGTTGAAATTATAAATAATTCCATCAAGTTCACCTTTATTTGCCTTTGCACCACCTCTAACTGACCAACCCCATTGGATTTTCACATCTCTACCAGGTTTGAAATATGCCTGTTCTAATTCTGCAGATTTGAAACCATTTTTTGTTAAATCTGGATAAACAACAAATTCAAACGTGGCTTTCAGCAAAGATCCAACAGTTCCTTCATTTGTTATCGTCAGTGATTGTAATAGTGGAAATTTTGGTTGATTACGAGTAGAATCATATAATGTTAATTTACCGTATGAGTCAGACATTATATTTGAAGTATTAGTTCCTAGTGATGGTGCACCTTTTACACTTGGAAATACTTTTGCCCATGCAATCTTACTATAAGACCACATAAGTCTTTCTGGGTCACGAACATTTGAACTTCTAACTCGAGCCCCATAACTTACTCCTCTCTCAGTTAACTCAGTCCTAACGTAGTCAGAAACTGATTGATAGAAAGGATTGACATATGTTTTGTTTATTACCGGCACATTACCTCCGCCTATTTATATCACCAATCATAGCAGAAACTGGTCCATATTCATCAAAATATGGTATTCTCAATATTATACCAGGTGGAACGACTAATGTTCCATGACCTATTCCATTTGCCTTTGCAATTACGTGCCAAAATATCTCGTCCCCATAAAATTCTTTTGCCAGAATATCAAGTCTATCATTTTCCTGTGAAAGAATATAGGTGTCATCTGCTAGAAGTTTATTGAAAGTTGGATATATCGTTGTCTCCAATCTTCTAATGGATTTAACATTACCATCCGGTTCTATTTTTCTGGCATTGTTTACTATGTTACTATTTTCGTATCTACTTGACATAATCATTATCCTCAATCACTTGCGTTAGTTGTTCCGTCTTGTTTTACACCTATGAATGCCCTAATATATGCAATAGCCGCATCTTTACCAGGACCAAATGGAGTATATCCGTTTCTATTTGCATTTTTTGCACCAACTTGGAACCAAATTCCTCGATCACCAACATAATCGTATAAAGGAACAGGATTAGTTCCAACGACTGCCAGTTGGAATATCTTTTCTTCGATTGCAGTTGGTGACGGTGATATTGTTGATGTTGAAGTAACAACAGGACTTGAATTATTTGTTATTGGATTAGCTGTATTTGGTGGTGGTGGTAATGGAGGTGGTGTATTATCTTGAGTTGTTCCTACTGGATTTGTTACTTCTGTATTTGATTCCGTTGATGGTGTTGTATCTCCACTTGGTTTTTCATTTTGATTGGTTGTAGTTACAGGGGTACGTTTCTTTCCTGATTCAACATCGGGGTCATTTGCAGGATCAATTTTATACTGCCCACCGTAAGGTTTTCCGTTTTCATATCCGGAGTATATTACAGGTTCACCATTTAGATTATAATGTTCTATAAAATAATTTACACGATTCTTTGCACCATCCGGTATCAATCCTGTTTCTATTTCGTTGTTAGCAGCACTATCATCATATAATGAATACATAACTCCTCTGAATTCAGGACGATATACACCGACGGGAACAAAGCTAACATTAACATCAATATGTTTAGGTAATTGTAAAACTCCCGGTGCACTTTGATCTTTTGTTTCTGCATTCAAATTCATATCTTCTGGGAGTTTTGCCGTTTCCCAGTTTGTTTGTGTATTATCAAATGTATAACTCAAAGATGAAATATATCCAGGCATCTTACGATATAAATGTCCAATGTTCAAACGTATCATAGGTCCTCTCATAAGACCACTTGGTCTATATTCAGGCGCAGTCCATGATGCAAGATAATTCAATTTTCTCCACGATGCACGCATCTCATCACGAGAACCAATGTGTACTGTAAAGTCAAATGATATTTCACGTTCATATCCTTGATAAACATAAAGTGGATCGGCGCGCCCCATGTATTTTACAGAGTTCCAAGATGGTTTGTGGTTATCTGTTATATTACCAAATGTTGCTCGGAATACGATAACTTCAGCAGGACAATTATCATGACCTTGTAAAACCAAACTTGAAAAGTAAAATTCAATTAAATCTCTTGTACCCGGTATACCTGTTGTTGTATTTCCCAATTCATAAGCGACCGATGTATTTACCTTAAAATTTGCTCTCTTATAATCAATGATATTTATTCTATCACCTCTAAAGTATTGACCATCCTTTTCCTTTGGTACAGCATAACTATGAAATTCAGATGGTCCACTTTGTTCAATTATACTTTTATCCTGAAATTTCTCATATTTAATTGTTGATAAGAATGGAGTATCTCTACTTACACCGGCTCTACCTTGATCACCAAATCCGTATCTTTCTGATAAATTTCTAGAATCAAATCGTGCAATATTTGGATTAGTAACAAAAGCACGACCTGGATTTTCTTGAGAAGATCCTACACCAAAATCAATATCTAAATCTGCACGGAAATCATTGAAAAATCTACTTTGTCTTCTATCATTTCTTTTTAGTTTATCATAGTTTGCAGTTCGGTATTGTTTTAACAATCCGTCTTTGTCTTTATTATCAGGATGGTTTGAATTTGCAAGTAATGTTTCAGTTTTACTTACTGAATCTTTTGTAATTCTTTCTAAACGAGATTGAACTGTGTCATATTTTGGAACAAATGGATTTAGTTTAGTAATTGAATCTATTACAGACTTTTGTATGTTTTGTGAAGAATCCGAAGTAGTTGTTGATTCATTTTGTTCTTTTGGGCCATTTTCCAAAACATATGCAAATGCCTTTAGTATCCCAAACATACCACTTTCTTTCATATGACTTGCATAGTCTGCATTTACAGAATAAAATGAATCACGTCTTGCACTATCCAAATATGATGGTTCATTTTGTCCACTTATTAAATTTGGAGTCGTTGTGTAATATGTTAAATACGGATGTGATGGTCTATGAAATAATGTTTCACCGATACCAAGTTTTGACTGTGGTCCTCTTGATGTTGACGAAATTCTAACTATTTCAGATTTCTTCTCTTGTGACTGATTTTCAGATGGGTTTTGTAGACCGTTGAATGGTTTGAATGAATTTGGTAAAAGTTCTTTCATCAAACCAATAAGACGATTATATTTAGTCTTATCTTGTAGAGTTGGATTATCTAAATCTGAAAATGTCTTTTTGTTATCATCCGTCAATTCACGGTTGACTGTTGCTGTTTCATACTTATTCAGATATGAGCTATCAAACGAAACAGCACCATGTCTTGCAATATGAAATCCGATTCTTCCTGTTGCAACATTTGCAACAACTGAAAGTGGATTAAATACAAGAGTTGACGAATAACCACTTATTGAACTCTCAGACGTTTTTGGATCAACGTCAACTACAGGATTCATTAATTGGAGACCAACTTGTCTTAAATTCCAAGCGATGCCTTTTATAGAAGTTAAGAATTTACCAATTCGTTGTTCGTCAAATAAAATACGTTCTAATTGTGTTACAATACCACCCCTAGCAACTCCCTCATCTACACCTTTTAGAATTCCTCCCCAACGTTCTGGCTCTAATCCACCTTGAATACCACGCAATACAAACGGTTGAGACCATATTAAGTCAAAGTTAAATGCATCTTTTCTCAAATTAAACTTTGAATATTGCTTATCCAATTCAGATGGTGAACGTCTTGTTATTGCCCATTTTGTAAGATAACCTTTCTGTTCGGTATTATCCTTTACGCCTCGTTCATATTTGTTTTCATATGAACCAGCAACACCACCTGTTATCAAATTAGGAACTTGATTTTCTAATGTTGCAGATAAAGTTCCATCCACCCACGGTCTTTTACCTAATGAGAGTGGCGCATATTTTTCTCTATTTGCAGTTTGTAATCTTTTACGAGTTCCACGTATTCCTTCTATCTCAAAACGTTTATTTGGTATCTCGTCATATTTCAATACAGGGTCTATTATCGGATATAATGTGCTATCACCAGAAGACATACCCGTCATAAAGCCAGTTCGTTCTGATGGTGTATATCCAAAAAATGTGGTATATGGTGCCTTCTTTATTGGGGATAGATTTTTTACAGATGCAAAAGAAAATCTTGAGAATTCATCTGTTAGTTTAGTTTCGGTATTATCAAATAGTTTTGTAAATCCTTCTATGCCATTTGGATTTGTCCCTTGTATTTTGAAGTAATCTACCTCCGGTGCATCACGACGACTACCCTTCCAATCAAAACTACTGTCTTTATCAGTTAGTCTTGATACAGGACCTGATGTTTTTGATTGTCCCTTACTTTCTATTTCGTCTACTTGTTTTCCTCCGCCAGAAATCCCAAATGAAGATTGACCGACGTATTCACTTACAAGAGATTGTGGAAACGATGTGAAACCTTTCGCAGAAGTATCTCCAAAAAAGTTTGTTGTTTTTGCAGATTTACCATCACCTTTGAATGTGAACTTACTTGAATCATCAACAAATTTAGTTTCATTCAATCCAATTTTTATATCAAATCCACTTGCATTTGTGTTTGATAAGAAGTCAATTGGTTCAGGTGTTGAACCTTTGAAAGCAAATTCAGAAGATTCGTGTTCAAATTTAGTTTCAAGTAAAGGTGTTTTATTTACAAATCCACTTGCATTTGAATCGGAAAAGAAGTTGACTTCTTTTGGTAACCCACCTTTGAATGTATATTCAGAGACATCCTTCGAGTATTCCGAGTTGAGTTTCTCTGGAAACGTAGTAAATCCCTTACCCTGTGTATCTGGAAAGAAATTTGTTTTTGGAGCAGAACGGCTTGCACCTTTGAATGTGAACTCAGATGAATCTTTTACATATTTTGTTACCATTCTTTGAACAAATCGTTCAAATCCTTTTATAGCATACTTCTTGTTCTTGTCAAGATAATCAACTTCAGGTGCAGATTGATTACTTCCTTTGAATGTAAATCTTGATGCATCTCGAACATATCTTGTTACAAGAGATTGTGACCACTTCTCAAATCCTTTTGTTGTGGTTGAATTTGTTAAGTCAAAATAGTTTACCTCTGGTGCATTTTGTTTTGTTCCATCCCAATCATAGATCGATGATTCTCTGACGTATTTTGTATCATAAATTTGTGCAAACTTGTGGAATCCTGTTGATGTCTTAGAACCATCTATATCAAAATAGTTTACTTCCGGTGCATCCTGTCTGTTGCCATCCCAATCAAAACGAGAAGATTGATGAATATATTTTGTATCATAAGTTTGTATGAACTTTGTGAAACCAACTCCATTTGTATTATTCAAATCAAAATAATTTGTTTCAGGTGCTTGTTCTCTATTACCATCCCAATTATAGTTTGAAGAATCAGATATGTATCTCGATTCGTATAATTGAGCAAACTTTTGAAATCCTTTCTCTGTATTTTTTCCTGATAAATCAAAGTAATTTACTTCTGGCGAATTTTGTCTGTTGCCGTCCCAATCAAATTGAGATGAATCTGGAATATATTTTGAATCATAAAGTGATGCAAATTTATGGAAACCGACTGATGTTTTATTTCCGTCTAAATCAAAGAAATTTGTTTCAGGTGGGTCATTTCTATTACCTGCCCAAGTAAACACAGAAGAATCTGGTATATATTTTGTATCATATAACTGTGAAAACTTTGAAAACCCATCAGTGGTTACATTTTTTGTCACATCAAAATAGTTAACAACAGGTGCATTTTGAGAAGCACCACTAAATGTAAAAATAGAAGCATCTTCTTTGTAATCTGATTGGTATATTGTAGAAAAAGTTTTGAATCCACTTGTTGTATATGTCTTTGTTACATCAAGGAAATCTGTTCCATTGATTGTAGTAAATCCAAAAATAGACGAATCTGTTTCATAATCAGTCACACCTTGTTGGGCAAACTTATTAAAACCTTTACCATTTATATCCGTCAAAAAGTTTGTAGTCGGTGCAGATTCTTTCTTACCATTCCAACTAAACTCGGATGTATTTTTGTAAAATGTTTGACCTTTTTGTTGACGTATAACAAATCCTCTTGCATTTGTATCAGGAAAGAAATTTACTTCTTGATTTCCTATTATAGAAAACTTTGATTTATTCGGATTTTCATTTCTACCAGCCGGGTTTGTTTTTATTACCGTATCAACATTTAAACTACTATTGTCTTCTGTCTGAATGGATTCTCCATTATATTTCACTCCATCAATTTCACGAGGTAATTCAAAATTTTCTAATCTTGAAATTGGTATAAATCTCGAAGGCAATTCATCCAAATTCAAACGACTGTTATCTTCCGTTTGAATAGTTGTTCCATCAAATTTAAAAACACGAATATTTGGATTTTGGACAAATCCATCTTGTTTAGTCTCTGTTAGAATAAATGGACTTTGGTCTGCTCTCTCATATGTCAATGTGTTTATATCGAGTAGAGTTTTTGGATCTGTAATATTGTTTATAGGTGATACCAAGTCTTTTGATATTTTTACCGATTGATTTTTTCTGTCAAAAGATAATGGTTTACTTACTATTTCAATTTTTGGGTCTACAATATTATTTATTTGTTCATTTGGTAATGGAGTAACATTTGGACTAGTTTTTTGACGTTCAAATGTTTGTGGTGGCTTTATTATATCAATCTTTGGATTAACAACATCGTCACTTGTGTCATTTCTATCTACCACAATATCAGTCGGAGATAATAAGTTGTTCTGGCCTATGATAGATTTTTCTATACCAATTGGAGATGATATATTATAGATACCCTGTTCTTGTTTTATAGTAACAATATTAGATTTTGTAAGTTTACTTGAAAATTCATCGGTTCGTATATTACCATACTTCGATGAAATTATTTCAGTCGATGGACTGAAATCCGTGGTTTCCGTATAATTTTCATTTATTTTAGAATACTTTGATACGGAATTTATCAATAAACTCTGTTGGGCAATTTTTATAATATCATCTAATTTTGTTGATGATAATTTTGATTCAAGTTGCTTTGGTTCTTGACGTTCCATTGGTTTCGAAAACTGCGATAACCTTGCAGTTATAGGTTGAACTGTTGCAAAGTTTTTATTGTGAGTCGCCTTCGAAGCTTCAGGAGTATTTCTTGTCTCCTTTGAAACTTCGGAACGAAATTTTGATAAATCCGATGATAAATCTACTAAAGCCATAATCCTCTACTGTTATTTATTATAAATATACATCGTTTGGATTATTAGGATATTGTTCTACCGTAAGTATTCCCCGTCTTTGCATCGTCAGTATATGCCTTCTTAAAGCTAAGTTGTGTTCTTATTTCTTCAACTGTCTTTTCACCAAACTTGATGATTGTTGGTTGATTTGCAACTTGCGATATTACAGAGATAAGGGTATCAAGTTTCTTTTCCACATTTGACATAGAATTACCTTGTTGATTACCCATAGCCTGTGGTGATAAACCAATACCAACCGGCTGTGCCGTTTGACTTTGTGTTGTGAACAATCCACTAAATACTCCACCACCCCCAGTTTGAGCGGCTTTTACTTCTTCCATCTTCTCAATTATCTCATCAATCTTGTCCGTATCAAAGTCTTTCATCTTACCAATTTGCTCGGCAAAATAACTGAAGGCATCTGCGAGTGATTTTACTGCATTTGCAACTCCATCGAGTTTAGATGGATCTAATTTTGTTGTGATGTCCATTACTTGTTCAAGTGGTGATTTTGCACCGAACAGGGCAGATATTCCTGCACCAATACCGGACATAAGACTACCAGCACCCATTCTCATAACAGCCGAACCTATAGTATCGAGCCCTTTTGCTAATGCATCAAATTTTGAACTATCAAAACTCAAGAGCTGTGCAATACTACTTGTTATGGTTTTTATTCCCTCACCTGCAATCGTCGCGGCAACACCAAACACAGCAAGTGAAGCACTTAATATCGTAAATGCAGCGGCACCATACATTATAGGAATTATCATTACACCAAGTAGAGCAAAAGCACCACCTAATAGTGCGATATTTACAGCCAACAAGGCAAGTTGACCCATGTCAAGTTTTGTCATCTCTTGGAAAAATGGAATCATCATATTTGCTGCAATAGCGAATTGTTGCATTGCAACTGCAGCAACTAACATCGCCGCACCTATAAGAATAAGTGCAGCGGCACCGGCAAGAATTAGTGGTGCAGCTACTGTCATCGTTGTTCCAATAACATATACCGCCGCAACCATTGCCGCAAGTGTAGCTATTCCCATAAGTACACCTTCCCAACTAACTCCAGTTGAAAATTCCTGCATAGCTTTTGCAGCTATCCACAAAGCACCGGCAACAAGAACGAGTGCCGCGGCACCAGCAATCATTTTTACGGGATCCATTTTTTCAAAGAATTCTGATATACCACCACCCTTCTTTGAAGAACCAGCATCGGTTGATGCCAGTTCATCTACATTTCCTGTTATAAGTTCTGTTGACTTATCAGTAACCAAGTCAGTTGCCTTATCGGTTGCTGTTTCTTGTGCCTTATCTGTCAAATTAGATGCTACGTCTTCACCAACCCCCTCAGCTGCGTCAGTTACTTGTGATGCCAAATCACTAGCTTGTTCTGTCAAACCTTCCATCGCATCTGCGCCTGGTCCTTTTATCATATCAAAGAAACCACTAATTCCATCTTTCAAACTACCGACGGTATCTTTGACCATCTTGAAACCATCAAATAGTTTTTTACCAACCCACACAGTTGCAATTATTCCTAATAAGGAACCAACAGTAATCAATATAGGCTCAAGACCCCCAACACTATCCAGTATTTCAAAAAATTTGTCAGCAATCTCAATAAGTGGTGTAATCATCTTTGCCAACTTCTCTTGTATTTTCGTCATTGCATCTGCAAGTTTCTTCTTTGTTTCCTCGGATTCTTTCTCTTTAGCCAAGTTCCTAACATAGTCTTTATATGCCTGACTTCCACCTTTTGCCAATTCTTTATTCAATTCCGCGGCGTTCATAGCTTGAAGGTCTTTCATCTTTGCATCGTCAATACCAAGTTTTTTTAGTTTCTCGGCATTTGTCAACATCTCTGTCATTTTTTCAACAGACATACCCATGGCATCGGCCAATGCTTGCTGTTGTATTGGACCCATTGATTGAAATTCTTTTAGAGAACCGGCTTGTCTCAACAATTCATCTTGGAGCGAAGCAACATCACCCTGAAGGGCATATGCACGAGCTGCATCAAGATTTATATCCCTACCAATTAGAACTCGTGCCTCCATTTCTTTACCGAGTGAATCTTCTATGTTAAGCATTTTCATACCGATGTCTTGAACTTCTTCAAGATTCATACCCAACATTTTTGCTTTGGCGGCCGCCTTGATAAGTTCCTGTGTTCCACCTTTGAATGCAACAGCAACTTTTGGTGGTATGGCCGCAAGCATTTTCAATGATTCTTTACCATTCATCAATCCTTTGTTTAGGGTTGTTGCTTCAGCAGTAAGTTGACCCATACTCTTACCTGACATAGTTGCCAGATTTTGAATATTTTTGATTTCATCGGCACCAAGACCAAATTCTTTACTGAGAACAGTTGAATCTTTTACGAGTTGTTTTACTTTTTCATCTCCTGCAGCAAATTTCGAAGCAAGATCCATTCCTCCCATTACCTCGGTCGCTACTTTCAATCCTTCTGCAACTTCTTTTGAATTGATACCAACAAGTTTCATTTCGGCCGCGGTATCTACGGCAGCATGATGTAATTCCATCGCTTCATGCTTGGATATACCCATGTCTTTACCAAGTTGTGAAACTTCTTCATCAATTTTTCCAAATGAGTCTACTACAAATCCAACTATTGCAAGTAAAGCACCGATACCCAATGCCTTCATAAACATTGGTGCCATGTCTAAAAGACCTCGCATCCCGGCACCAGCGGCTTTCAATCCACCGGCCAATCCCTTTTCACCCTTCATTTCAGCTGCAATATTTGCAAATGTTGCGCCAATTTGTTTTTTTATTCCACTTTGAATTTGATCAAGATTGAATCCTTGCCGGAGAGCTCCTTTTATATCAAGTTCTAATATGCTATCAAATACACCCAAGACCTTTTTTGCCTGTTCGGATGCTTTAGCAAGAGCTTCATTTTGTTTTTCTAATGATGTTAGATATTCACCATGTGATTTTAGTTGTTGAAGAAGAATTTGATACTCATCTTCACTCATATCAATAGAACCTTCATCCATTTGTTTTCTAATATATGCCAATTCAGCAGTTCTATTTTCAACATCTTCCCTTTGTTTAGATAAATCAAGTTTTTGATATTCACCGGTTGATGCCTTTTCAACTGAACTTGTTATATCTTTTTGAATATTCGCAAGACCATCTGCCATAGAAAGTCCATCTTCTAAAGAATCAATATATTTTTCCGATAAAGAACCTTGATTTTCTAATATCTGTTGTGTTTTTACTGCAATTGCACTTTGTTCAAACATCAAATCACGAGTTATACCTTGAGAGTCTTGCCATGTCTTTGATGCCCCCGTTAGTTTACTCTGTGCTTGTTCGGCCAAAAAATATGCTTTTGACCGTTGGTCACCTATATCAGATATTTGTTTTTGTTGTTTCTTACCATATTCAATCAATTTAGATTCAAGATCTACAGTCTCTGTTGTGAGTTCGTTAAAACGTTCTTGCTTTTCATTCAAAGACTCGTATCTATCTTCCCATTCTTTTTCAATTTTATCACGTTCTTTCTGTAAATCTTTTGCTTCTTCTGATAATTCACGGCCTTCTTCTTTTAGCTCATTTAACCTTTTTTCCTTTTTAAGAAGTTCTTCAAATAAAGCGTCAGCCTCTTCTCTTTCTTTATTTATTTTTTGTTCCGTATCTAATATTTCTTCCGCAACCTTTTTTTGTTTAAGATATGCGGCAGCACGTCCGTCTGATGCGGTCTCGTTTTGTTCATCGAGTTCTCTTTGTGTTCTACGTGCCATTCAAAATCTCATTACATTTTATATTTGTTTTTTCTGTCTTCGACTTCCTTACAAATGTCAGGATGTTTCTTACAATAATCTGTAAGTCTATCATCTATCTTTTTATAAGCAGCGTTCATACTTCTTACTGAATCCATCAAGTCTTTATTGTTTTTAAATGCCTTCTCAAGTGCAGTAATTTTACGTCTCGATATAAAATCGACTATCGTATCTAATAACGATTGTTTAACTGAAGCCATTATTTCCTCCATAAAAAATAGGGTTTACATACCTATAAATATGTAAACCCAAAATATTATTGTCCAGATGGTTTAGAAAAGGTAGGTGCAGAACGTTTTACTTTGTCATACTGAGCTTTTTCAGATTTATTTTTCTGTTCTATAGCTTTAGATACTTGTTGTATGTAAAATCGTCTAAGATGGATTGGTAGATTATAAACATCTTCCCAAATAAAACCACCCTTTCCATAATAACACAAAGAGAATATCTCTTCATGTAAACCTAATTTATAATCAGCTCCGAGGCCAAAAAAAGGAAACATCCATTGGAATGTCCATCTCCTTTACTTCACCAGTTGACTCCGAAACAAATGTAAATGTCATATCAAGGTCCGGTGATATTTCCTTCATATAACTACGAAGAGAACGAGAATCTATTGCAAATAACTCGTTATCAACAAAATTATTTATAGTAGCTCTTCCAGATTCCCCATCTACGGCAATAATTAAGTTTTTCAAACGAGTTGTTAGTTCATGATCAATTCCAGTTCTTACTCGTGTTTTATTCATTCCCTTTATTTCGGTTTGAATTTGTTTTTCTAAGCTATGTGTCATTAGACGGAAAGTGACGACCCGTTTTGACTGAGGTAGTTCATAGTCGAATTCATTTTTTCCTTGCTCGAATAGAGAATAATCCACCTCCTTGTGTTCTATTTGAGTCAGATCTATTGTGACCGTTTGTTTGTTTCCTGGTGAAAACGGGTCGTCAACTTCTACCGTATAATCTTTACCATATCCTAAAATTCTTGCTGCAACCATGACTGCATTCTTGTCACCAACAAAAAGATCACCATAATTAAATGGTGTCACAATTAATGACTCGAATAATTTGTCAAGAACAACACCTTGTTTGATTAGATTCTGAGATGTGAGAATGTCTTCTTCCTTTGCAGTCATATACTTCATTTCTATTGTTCCGTTTGCAAGAGGATGTTCTTCTGAGTAAAGAATGCCCTTTGATGGAAGTGGTATAATTTCTGTTGGGAAATTTGATTTCTTGACTGATGATTGTTTATAATCTGCCATCAAATTGGCTTTTAATTCTTCATCGGACATCTCCATTCCTGTTTTTGGGAGATTATATCCGGTTGGTACTTGTGCCATAACTAAATCCTATAACTAAATGTAACATATTGTTCGTATAAATAAATATGGGTATACCGAGATTTTCTCGATATACCCATGTAGTTTTTTTATTCAAGTATTAGAACTGGAGGATAGCGTAATCATAAGCAAGTGTGAGGGAGATTTCAACGAAGTTGTCCGTTGACCAATCCATGTCACCAAATGTTGTTGCTGTGATGAAAGCACCCTTCAAAGTCCATTCTTCAACCTTATCACCAACTGGACCAAGAACGTTGAATGTAATGTCCTTCTTGTAGAAGTCCGAATAACCATCACGACCTGTTACAGACTCGTGTGATAGACGAACCCACTCCATGACTGCCTGTGCAGCAGAAGGAACAATTGGGTCATAAAGCTTGATAGTCACGTCCTGCCATTCACCTTTACCTTTTACCTTACGCTTGATATTGATATGATCAAGTGTTATCGGGTTGAAGTTGATGTTAGGTCTACCAGCACCCTTGATGAGATATGCAGGAACGCCTTCAATATACATAATAAACCGGTTCGCGAGTTTCGGTTCAAACGGGGTAAAAAATACTTCGGTAGGATCGAGTAGTTCAGCCATTTATTTCTCCAAGTTTAAAAATCTCTTTCATATAAATATAGATACCATCAGAAAAATTTGGGGGAGTATATTTCAACTCCCCCGATTATTTCATTAGGCACCTGGGAATGCTGCACCTGTTGATTGAATGTTGAAGTCAAGAATGATGAATTCAGCAGTCTTCGCAGGTTGTAAGAACAATTGACCATAAAGAATGTTACGGTCGATGATGTCAGGTGTGTTATTTGACTCATCCATGATAACGCGGAAGGCATAAAGACCTTGACGTTGTTGGATTGACTCAAGATAAGGAGTAACGATGTTCAAGAATCTTGTTCTCGTTTGTGTTGTGTTTTGTTCGAACACAAGGTAACGTGTAGCAGAAGCGATGAACTTCTTAGCTGCAATCAAGAGACGACGAACGTTGATACGGTCAAGAGCAGATGGACGACCTTGAAGTGTCTTCTGACCCCATACACATACTCCCGTTGATGGGAATACCGCGATTGGGTTTACTCTTGCCTCATACAATTCATCACGTTCAGCGTGTGTTAGACGTGTCTTCACTTCGATAACTTCTGTGAGACCACCACGGTTCAAACCAGCAGGAGCGAACCATTCAGCAGAAACACGGTCATTGAAAGCAATAACACCAGGAAGAACAACTGATGGTGGAACCCAAACTGGCTTGTTCTTATCAAAGTCGAGGATCTTAACCCACGGATAATAAGTTCCAGCATAGTTAGAATCAAATCCTTCTGTTGCAGATTTAGCAGTAGCAACACTTGAATTCAATTCAACCAAGTCCATCACATAGAAAGCATCACCACGGTCTTCACAAACATCCTTAGCGTATGTTGTAACAGCTGAGTGTAATGAGTGAAGAACACCTGGTATTGCAATCATGTTGATGTCAAATTCATCAGGGTTAGATACCGCATCAATTGCCTTCTTATATGATGTATATCCATCAGCAGAAGTTGATGATAAATCAAATCCTTGAGTATTTCCAGCTACGATGTAGTTACCAGCCTTCTTTTGAAGATTTGGTTTGTGTCCATCGAATCCGCCTTGTAATGGAACCATGAACTTACGAGAATCAAGCGCCGTATTAGTTGTCAAATCAATAGAAGAACTATATGATGTTGAAGCCGCTGGGAAATTAGCACCTGCAGATTGTTCGTAGTCGCCAAGATAGAAATCTGCGTTTGAACCTGTTGTTTGGTTTGCTGCAATTGGAAGTGGTCTCAAGTAGTTGAAATTATCTGTATTTGAAAAATCATAATCAAATCCAAAATAAACTCTTCTATTGTATGAACCACCGAGAGTTTGAGCCGTCTTATAAGTAGCAGCAGCTGGTTGTGTAAACTGAACAGGTATTGGTGATTTCAACGCTCTAAATCCGAAAGGAACGAGTGTTGGTGAAACACCACCGTTTGTTACAGCCTCTGTTGTTTCTACACGAAGATACTTTGATTTGTTGGAGTAATCGCCATTTATAACAACTTTACCTTCACTTGTTACTGTTATGTAACGGTCACCAATTACACGAGCGATATACTTCGGAGAGTTTGGATCAAGATTACACTTGAATTGTTCTACCACATTTGGACGTAGGTCATCATCTTCTGTTGTGAATGGTGTTTGTGGAAGTTTTGATTGATCCACAAAACGAACTACAACATCAAAGTCACCATATTCAGAACCAGCAATTGTGCCAGCTGGTCGAACATTTGCGATACCAACTTTCACTTCGTAGTTAGAATGAATACCGTGAGAAATAGTATGGAAACGGAATAGGTCTTGTGTAGTTGCACCAACTTTTTGTGAAGTAATCCACGGAGTTGAAGCTTCAAGATAATCATTTGTAAAGTCCCAAGGACCACCACCAGCAGCAGAACCTGTTTCTATAAGAACAGTTGTTGCCGGATCTGCGGCCAATGAAGCAGATGCTTGTTTAGAGAACATCACATAGTTATAAACCGCATGAGTTCCATACGGGTTATAACCATAAAGATCACCGATAAATGCTGATGATTCAGGATTTATAGATGCACTAAATGGAACTCCGTCTTCGTCTGTTGCATTTGTAAATGTAGATGTATCTGTTGTAAAATCACCAGCAACAGTTAGAACAAAACTTCCACTTGCATTTGATGCCAAGGTTGAACTCGCAAACAAACTTGTAGAATCACCACTAGTTACAACAAATGTTGGGTGAAGAAACGAAATAAGTTTCTTACCCCAAGAACCCGTAGCAACAAGTGCGATTGGATGCTTTACTTGATAACCACCAGAACCGAGAACACGGACGATGGTTGCGCTTCCTGCGTTATTCAGGTAGCTTTTAGCAGTATATGGAAGATATGATTGCTCATATGTTCCACCGAAATGTGTTACGAAGTCATTATATCCTTGAACTACCGTAGGAACAAATGCCGGACCTTTCATTGTTGGTCCGATAAGTGCTGCACCAATCTGTGCAATTCCCTGTGGTAAGAACGAAAGATCCTTTTCTACCGTAAACACGCCAGGACTTACAATTCTTTCATTAGCCACTATTTATCTCCAAAAAATTGTGTAATTATCTCTACTATAA